TCTGGCTGCCTCTCTCCAATGCGGTCGGAGATCGCCCAAGACAGTCCGTTTACTTCCCGGCCTAAACCAGATCAGGCTGGATAATGGCCAATCGTAAACAAGTGCTACGAGGGGCAACTAAACCGCGCATCCAATCCGTACCGATCAAAGGTAAATCTAAGGTCGCGGATGTAATTGAGATTGCTAAACTCATAGGCGAGGAACTTTTGCCTTATCAGGAGTATGTCTTAAAGGATATGCTTACAGTTGATAAGAAGGATATGTGGGTGCGTAAGAGTTCGTTGCTTCTCATTAGCCGCCAGAATGGCAAGACTTTTCTGGCTCGTATGCTCATATTGACCCATCTGCTGAAATGGAATACAGATGTGTTGATTATGTCCTCTAACCGCTCTATGGCACTTGAGACCTTCCGGCAAGTTGCTAAGTCGTTAGAGAATAACGATCATTTCAAGGGCATGGTTAAACAGATCCGATACGCAAACGGCACAGAGTCGATTGAGATGCTTTCAGGCGCTCGCTTAGATGTGGTTGCGGCTACTAGAGACGGTTCTCGCGGTCGTAGTATTAACGGCCTTCTCTATATTGACGAAGTACGCGAAATCTCCGAGGAAGGTTACCGAGCAGCAATGCCAGTAACCCGCGCCCATGCCAATTCTCATGTATTACTGACTAGCAACGCTGGCGATGCTTTTAGTACGACTCTTAACGATCTTAGAAGCCGCGCCCTCGATAATCCGCCTAAATCCTTTGGCTTCTACGAATACTCAGCGCCCCAGTATTGCAAGATCACCGATCGCGCTGCTTGGTCTATGGCTAACCCTGCTTTGGGGTACACAATTACAGAAGCAGCCATCGAGGAAGCGATTGCAACTTCTCCAATAGAAAATACTCGCACAGAGACGCTTTGCCAATGGATCGACTCCCTAAGTTCACCTTGGCCGCATGGCATCCTTGAGGAGACTAGCGATAGCACCTTGCAGATCCCGCCCGGCGGTTACACAGTCTTTGGGTTCGATGTATCGCCATCTAGGCGCAATGCTTCATTGGTTGCGGGTCAGATATTGCCAGACGGCCGCATCGGAGTCGGCATCTTACAGACTTGGGAGAGTGAAATCTCTGTTGACGATCTAAGAATTGCAGCAGACATTAAGGCTCACGCTGATATCTATCGACCCCGGCAAATCTGCTTTGATAAATACGCAACTCAGTCAATAGCCGACAGATTGACCAACGCCGGGTGCGTTACTCAAGATATCTCTGGCCAGCAGTTCTATCAGGCTTGCGGAGATCTGCTCAACGGCTTGGTATCGCTGCAAGTCGTTCACAATGGCCAAGCCAATCTAATTCAACAGATGAACAACTGTGCAGCCAAAGTCAACGATTCATCGTGGCGTATTGTAAAGCGTAAATCTGCTGGAGACATTAGCGCGCCAATCTCACTTGCAATGGTGGTCTCAATGTTAATGAAACCCCAACAGGTTGCGGCTATCTACGCAGAATGACCTATATGTAGTGTATAATTGCGGCCTATGGGTATCTTTGATCGCAAGTCAAAAGTAGTTGAGGCTCAATACTCGCCACAGATTATGGGCGATCAGATTAACTCTCTTTACAATTATATAATCCCAACGCTGTCTCGTAAAGACGCTATGACCGTACCAGCGTTGAAAAGATGCAGAGACCTAATCGCCGGAACGATCGGCGCTATCCCGCTTGAGTACTATAAGAAGTCAACTGGCGAAATGATCCCCGCTCCTCGATGGGTAGATCAGCCAGCGTTATCACAGCCTCGCTTCGTAACTATGGCTTGGACTGTAGATAGCCTAATGATGTACGGCCAAGCCTTCTGGGAAATTACTGAAGTTTATCAAGAGGATGGCCGCATGGCTCGCGCTGAGTGGGTTGCTAATACTCGCGTTACATTCGATCTTGATCTATATAACACTTATGTTAAGCAATACTATGTCGATGGGGTTGCTCGCCCTCAATCTGGCCTTGGCTCAATTATTACCTTCCAAGCACATAACGAAGGCATCCTTGCAACTGGATCTCGCACAATCCAAAGCGCGATAGATATTCAGCGCGCTGCTTCTATTGCTTCACAATCTCCAATGCCGTCGGGCTACTTAAAGAACTCGGGTGCTGACTTGCCGCCTTCTGAAGTTCAAGGCCTACTGGCAGCATGGAAGCAAGCGCGACTTAATCGCTCTACTGCTTACCTAACTTCAACTCTTGATTGCAATGCTACATCGTTCTCACCTAAAGACATGATGTATAACGAGGCAATTCAGAACCTAGCAACTGAAATTGCTCGCCTCTGCTCAGTTCCGGCTTACTATGTCTCAGCAGATCAGAATACGACAATGACTTACGCCAATGTTCAAGATGAGCGCAAGCAACTCGTTGCTCTTTGCTTCCAGCCTTACATCTCTGCCATCGAGGAAAGACTCTCAATGGATGATCTCAGCACTTCTGGACATTATGTAAAGTTCGCGCTCGACGATACCTTCCTGCGAACTGAACCAATGGAACGCTTGCTAGTAGTTGAGAAGTTGCTAACCCTTGGGTTGATAACTACTGAACAGGCAATGGAAATGGAAGATCTCTCACCTAACGGGAACGGTAACTAATGAACGATCTAACTTACTTAACTATTGAGGCATCTGAACTAACAGCCTCTATGGATACTCGCGAAATCTCAGGCAAGATTGTGCCAATGGGAACTGGCGAAATCGGCAACACATCTGCCGGACAAGTTGTCTTTGAGCGCGGTTCAATCGACCTGCCAGAAGCAAAATCTGTGCGCCTTTTAGCGCAACACGATATTAAGCAGCCTCTTGGTCGCGCTCAATCCTTTGAGGTTAAAGACGATGGCATCTATGCCACATTCAAGATCTCTAAATCAACACGCGGAACTGACGCAATTATTATGGCTATGGAAGGCCTGACTACTGGCCTTAGCGTCGGCGTATCCGTCAAAGCATCTAAGCCTTCACGCGATGGGGTTATTCATGTGACCGCATCTGAACTAATGGAAGTCTCTCTCGTAACTGAACCGGCTTTTAAGTCTGCTCAGATCACGAAAGTAGCAGCAGAGGAAGCACCTGCCGAACCTGCGATCGAACCAATCACACCAACAGAAAGCGAGGCGGTCGTGGAAAATACTCCAGACACCGTAGCAGCACCAGAAGTTGAGGCAACGGCTGTTGAAGCCGCTCGCCCAACTGTAACAGCAAAGGTTTACGCATCTGATCGCGTAGCACCTTTAACTTCTACACAATACCTAGATGCAAGCATTAAAGCAGCAATGGGAGACGATGCAGCGCGTCGCACAATCATGGCAGCAGATGACTCTACATCTACTAACACAGGTCTAACACTTCCTTCACACCTCAACACATTTCTTACAGATACATTCTCAGGCCGACCAGCGTTTGAGGCTGTAACTCGTGGATCACTTGCAGGAATTGACGGAATGTCTTTCACAATTCCACGCCTTTACACCAATGCGTCATCTGCAAATGTTGCACCAACAGTTGCAGCAGTTAACGAAGGCGCAGCAACTTCAGAAACAGGCATGACTTCTGCTTACGACACAATCTCAATACAGAAGTATTCAGGTCTAAACGAAGTTTCATTCGAACTCATCGATCGCTCATCTCCAGCATTCATGGAACTGCTAATGGCAGAACTTCGCAAGGCTTACGAGAAGGCAACAGATACAGCATTGCTTTCAGCATTCGCTACATCTGGAACACAGGCAGCAACAACAGCAGCAACAGCAGCAGGCTTGCAGTCATTCATCGCAACTGAGTCAGCAGCAGCATATAAGGGAACAGGTGGCGATTACGCTAACCAACTTGTTGCTTCAACTGATCAATGGGCTGCAATCATGGGCTACGCCGATGATAACAAGCGTCCTCTCTACGCAGCAGCACAGCCACAAAACGCGGCTGGCGCTGTTTCACAGGGTTCAACAGTTGGCAATGTTCTTGGCGCTAACTTGATCGTTGATCACAACATCACCGCTTCAGGCATCATCGATGACTCAGCATTCCTAGTTGCACCGGGATCTGTGTATACATGGGAGTCACCAGCAACTAACCTTCGCGTTAACTTGCTAGGAACTGGCCAAATCCAGATCGCTCTCTATGGATATCTTGCTATCTATGTTGGCAAGTCAGGCAAGGGCGTTCGTCGCTTCAACCTTACATAATCTGTAAGTAACTAAGTCGCTGGCTGGGTGTTGCCCTTACACCCAGCCAGTCTTTAGAAAGAGGATCAAATGTCGTACACAACAGTTGCAGAACTCCGCTCCGCTCTCGGTGTCGGTACTCTGTACGCTGACGCAACCTTGCAAGAGGTCTGCGATGCTGCCGACAATGTGTTGATCCCTTTTCTATGGAAAAACGAACAACGGATTATTGCGCACTCAAGTTCTGGCACAGTTGGAACTATTTACTTTGATGAGATAGTTAGAGATACATTCTATGTAGGCCAGACTATAACTATCAGCAATGCTGGCAGTCGCTATAACGGATCTAAGACAGTTATAGCAGTTGGCGATTATTCGCTAACAATAACCATTACTGCTGGCTCTAACAATCCATATCACACGATTGCACCTTACGGCACAGCAGCAGCAGAGACATATACAGATTATGCAACTATCCCGGCTATTCAAGAAGCATCTCTTATGCTGGCAATCGCAATCTGGCAAGCGCGTCAAGCACCAAGCGGCGCTGGCATGACTGTCGATGGTTACGCCCCATCGCCTTTTACAATGTCTAACACTTTGATCGCAAGAGTTCGCGGCTTGCTTGCACCTTACTTAGATCCTAGATCGCAAGTAGGTTAAGTCATGGTTGCGGCGATCTCAACGCTTCGTGCAACTATTGCAACGGCTTTAGTAGATAACACCCTCTATTCTGTCTTTGCCTTCCCGCCAGCAACTCCGATTGTAAACAGCGTAGTTATTAGCCCGGCAGATCCTTATGTGACTCCAAGCAATAATAGTTATAACACTATTGCTCCTATGGCCAATTTTAATCTTAATATATTCGTACCGCTTCTCGATAACGAGGGCAATCTAAATGGAATTGAGGAGATGCTAGTTGCTGTGTTTAACAAGTTAGCGGCTTCCTCTATCGTCTATAATGTAGGAGATGTGAGCGCACCAAGCGTTCTCTCTGCTGCGACAGGCGATCTCTTGACCTGCTCAATGCAGATTTCAGTCCTAACGAGTTGGAGTTAAACCATGTCCGAATGGGAAAAAGAGCAAGAAGCCTTCCTGATTAAGATCGGGCAGGTTGCACCAACAGCACCGAAACCAATCACTAAGAAAGATGAGGAATAACCTAAATGGCAGTATTCATGAGCAACAATGTGGGCGTAAAGGTTAACTCCGTTGATCTTTCAGACCATGTAACAGCAGTAACACTCAACCGCAACTTCGATGAACTAGAAGTAACAGCGATGGGCGATAACGGCCATAAGTTCGTTAAAGGCCTTGAGGCTTCATCTATTACTATCGACTTCTTAAACGATACTGCTACTACAAATGTTCTAGCAACACTTCAGGCAGCATGGGGTACCAATGTACCAATCGTTCTATTGCAGACTAAAGGCACAGCAGTATCAGCGACCAATCCTCTCTATACCGCTACCTGCTTGATAAATGGTACGACAGATATTAACGGCGCTGTCGGCGATCTAAGTGTGCAAAGCCTGACCTTTAATGTGTCTGGCACAGTAGCAGTAGCAACAACAGGTTCATTCTAAACAACTAACTAAGGGGCAAAGCAATGGCTAAACTAAAGGTAACAAGGGCAGACGGAAGCGTTAACGAGTACCAGATCACTCCGGCGATCGAGTACGCCTTTGAGCAATTCAAAGGCAAAGGCTTCCATAAGTCCTTTAGAGACGATGAGCGCCAGAGCGATGTTTACTGGTTATGTTGGGAAGCAATCCGTCGGTCGGGTGAAACCGTAAAGCCTTTCGGTGAGTCGTTCCTTGAGACATTGACGCGAGTCGAGGTCTTAGACGATGACCCTTTGGCGTAACGCGGGAGTCCTTCACCTATCTCGTAGCGAGACTATCGCTTGAGACTGGACTCTCGCCCCAAACTTTAATTGAACTAGATCACACAATGTTTAGGACTTTATTATTAGCCCTAAAGGATAAAGCAAAGGAGATAGACGATGCCAACAGAAATCAAAGGCGGCGTAGAACTTCTTAGAGCATTAAAGGCTTACACTCCTGATCTAGCCAAGGCAACTACCAAAGAATTAGGCGATGTCTTACGCCCTATGACTAATAAGGCTAGAGGCTTCTTGCCTTCTAATGCAGCAATGCTATCCGGCTGGACTTCTGCTGCATCCTCTGAGAATACGACTAACTATCGTCACTTCCCAAAGTATGAACAAGGCAGAGCCAAGCGCGGTGTTAACTACTCAGTCTCACCATCTAAGCCTAACAAGTCTGGCTTCTCATCCTTAGCAGCCATAGTCAACAGTTCTGCTGCCGGAGCAATTTACGAAACCGCCGGGCGCAAGAGTCCTAACGGTCAGCCTTCTCAAGCATCGACTCGCGGTAAGTACAGCGATTATATCGACACATCGAACAAGGTTAACAAGTCTCTTAACCCTAATGCTGGCAAGCAGTTTATTGCTCGCGCTAATGCAACAGGTAAGTTAACTAATGCTGCCCCTAGACAAGTAGGGCAAGTTGGCCGGGCTACTCGCAAGTTAACTGGCCGCGTTATCTTTCGTGCTTATGCAGAGGATCAAGGTCGAACAACAGGGGCAATAGTTAAAGCCTTTGAGAGCGCACAGATCAACTTCTATAAGAGAACTAAGAAGGTTAACTAATGGCAGGAGCAGATGTAAAGGTAG